TAAATAAATAGTGGTTATTGAAAAAACTGATTAGATTGTATCGAAGGTTGCACCAGTTGGGAGAATGTTGAAATCCAACTTGATGAATTCTGCGGTACGGGTTGGTTGGAGATAAATTGAACCTACCAAAATATTTCTGTCGATAAGATCTGGTGTGTTATTGGTTTCGTCCATTACCACCTTAAAGGTTGTCAAACCAGAACGTTGTTGGATACCTGCAAGATATGGATTGACAATATTCAAGAAACGATTACGTGTTGCTTCAGTATTTTGTTCAAATACTAAGAACCGTGCAGAACTTGCAATATACTTCTTAACAGTGATAAGAAGACGACGAACGTTTACACGGTCAAGTGCTGAGGCGCGACGTTGTAAAGTCTTTTGACCCCAGACACAAATACCTTGTCCTGGGAACTGTGCGATTGGATTAACTTTATTTTCATAAAGAACATCGCGTTGTGTTTGAGTCAAACGTGTCTTGACACCTACTGCACCTGGTATTCCACCACGGTTTAATCCTGCTGGTGCAAACCATTCTGCACCAACATTATCACTATACTTGTATACTTCTGGAAGTACGACTGATGGTGGTGCCCACACAAAGGTACCCGTTTGATCGTCAAGAACACGAACCCATGGATAATATCCTGCTGCGTAGTTTGTATCAAGAAGTTCTGCTTGAGTTGTTACAGAATCAATCGTTGCAGTTAATTCATCAAGATCCATGATATAGAATGCATCTCCACGTGCTTCACAGAGGTCAATTGCAGATTGAGCAATATAACTGTGTAGTTTGTAGATTACACCAGGAATGACCAAAAGATTGAAATCTACTGCGTCTGCATTACTTAATTGATTTAATGCTCTCTTGTATTCTACTGAACCAGAGGTAGATGCATTTTGAAGATTAAATCCTTGTGTATTTGTTGCAGTAATGTCTGCTCCCATCGCACTAAATCTATTTGGTTTAAATCCATCAAATCCACCTTGGAATGGAACGGTGAATCGACGATAATTGATGTGATCGCGATTGGTAAGACTAATTGCAGAACCTGCAACTTCATCGGATGGTAAGTTTTCGATATTGAATTCAGTACCAACAGTGTTTGAACCTACAATTGGTGCTAGATATGATTCGGCTGTAGTACTGTTGAAATCATATCCATAATAGTTTGTATTTGGTCCGATTGGATTTGTAGCATCGTATCCTGCAGTTGTTCCATTTGACCAACGGCTGGTTACATACGATGCCGATGCAACTTGACCTGCACTTGAACTAAATACTGAATTTATTGCTGCAAATCCATATGGTACGGCGTTTTCTGGAATGACATCCGTACTCATTTCGACACGAATATACTTAGAAAGATTTCTGTAATCACCTTCATAGGTTGTTAAACCTGTATCGGTATTATATGTTGGTACACTATTACCGATTACACGTGCGATATAATTTGGACTTAATGGATTTAAATTTAAGTTATTGAAACTTTCAATTACATTTGTTTGTGCGTCTGTGTCATTGAAATCACGTACTAAAACTGAGAATGAACCATAATCACTATCTGGGTCATTACTTGGTGAAATTCCAACAACTGAAACTTTAATTTCTTTATTCGCATTTGTTCCATCACTTAATGTATGTAATTTGAACAAATTGTATTTTTGACCACCAATAGTTTGTGACTTAATCCATGGGGTGGTTGCATTATCATATTGAGTTAAAAGACTGAGACTACTTGTTACTGCGGTGAAGTGTACGTCTTGTCCAGAATATAATCCTGCTTGTTGTATTGCGTCTGGAAATACTGCATACACATATGCAGGAATCGTTGTACTCTTATTAGTTGCATCGGTACCAAAGAAAGCACTAATAAATGATTGATTGGTTTCAACAGAACTCAATCCAGTTGCAGATATGTTAATATTATTTGAACTACTAATTACTAATCCAAAACTAGAAGTAGTTCCTGTTGCTACAACACTGGTGATATCACCTGCATTTGCTGTGGGGTGTAATATCGCAAATACTTCATTACCAGCCGAACCACTTGCGAAAAGAGTTACCACTTTTGTACTATATCCACCTAAACCAAGGACACGTACAATTGTAGCACTACCTGCTTCTTGTAAGTAATTTCTTACGGTGTATCCTAGATATGATGTATTACTAGGTTGACCGAATGTGGTAACAAACCCATCATTTCCTTGAACAACGGTAGGAATAAATGCTGGTCCTTTTGAAGTGGGACCAACAAACGCCGCACCTATTTCAGCTATTCCTTGTGCGAGGAATGATTGGTCGCGTTCTTGAGTAAAGACACCAGGCGACACGATTCTTTCTGCCATACGGTATTCTCCAAACTAAATTTGTTATTTCTCTGGGGTAAATTCGCCAGTTTCAAAATCAATTGACCCGGCGCCATACTTTTCAGATAACCGTTTAATTAATGCCTGTTCCTGACTTAATAACTCTTTAAACGTAACTGTCTGTTTTTTTAGTGTACTATTTAGCTCTTCCAAATCTGACTCTAACAATCTAATTTGTAATGCCGTCTGACCTGCTTCAGAAATTACTACGGCTAAACTTTTTCTTAGTTTAGTAATTTCTTCTAGATCTTCTACCTGTATCTGTGCCATTTAAAAACCCCTTTTGTGTATAATACAACTCGTATTATAAATATCTGTTTTTTTACCTAAACATCAATTATTGACCTTCGACTTCTGTAAAAACTACCGATTTTTTTATCCCATATCGTTTCTTGGTAACCAGTCCTCTATTCCGTCCCGCGTCTAATTGTGACTCTGGAAGTAGATATCCATATACTGTCATATCGAACTGAGTACGTACCACTCTATCTGATGTGTTTGGTAGTTCTGATAATGTTTCGAATGCCTTAATAATTGTACGGAATTTATATTGATTTTGTTCACCCCAAAACTCATCACTTTCAAATGATATGTTTTCAATAACAGAATTCATTTGTTCCATATATTCTGTCCATACTATTACTTTGTAAGTTATTTCATAATAATCTGGTGTCGCGGTGGTGTTAAAGTATTCCCGACTAGGGGTTACGTTATTAATCAGATTAAAATGACTATACGGGGTACGACGATTCCACCCAGTATAAAATTCACGATCATAGTACTTGTTTACCGCTGAATTAATTGAACTTTTTTTCATCGATGACCGACGAAGCATTATCAGTGGTAGTTGAATTTTACCTATAGAATCGCGCATTACACCATCACGTTGAGCACTTTTCCAACGTTCAGGACTACCATAAATTACAGGAACTTGTATTTGAGCCCCTTGTTGAGTTACTATAGGTTTTATCCGATTTGACAAATAATTAATAATCGCACTGTCAATCGTTAATAAAGTAATTTTAATTTGTGTATTATCGTTTTGGGTATCTTCTGCTCTATTCTGTGTCCGTGGGATTTGTTGGTTATCATTTACCACTTTTACAGGTTCTTTTAATTCTGGGTCAAATGTCATACTTGTACTCCCTCAATATCGATACTTGTACGACGAGTCAAGTGTGCCATACAAATAATCGCGGTATTGAACCCTGGTTTACCTGCGATAAGTTGAGTTTCTGTGATGTTATGTATTTCGTAATAATGATTATTATATCCTACTACATCACCAATTTCTGGATACGTACTAACGTCCTGTAACATTCTACGCGCAAATCGAAACTCTACTTGTTGGTCTTGGTTAATACCAAAACCTTCGTCAGTTTCCAAAGTATTCTTATCATATTTTACAATAGCGTTTACTTTCACGGGAGTATAACGGGGTTTGGTTACACTTTCTCCATAAATATTTACCGCAGCAGACCCAACAACTATCTTATATAAAACAACGGCAACATCCATCGTTTCATCAATTAATTCTCTAGTGATGTGTTGGATAAATTCAAAATCACGTTGTGTGACAAAGCGTGGCATGTATTAACCTACGTAAATAAGATTAGGAATGTTACGGAACACTTCTTGCATAGCTTTTGCATTTTCCATTTGCTTTTTCATTTGAGCTTGCATACCAGTTTCTTCTAGTGTTTCACGTAATTCTTTGATTAATGCTTCTTTTTCTTCTATTGCTTCTCTACGAAGAATTTCACCATCCAACTTAATCTCTCCGTCTGGATATGGAATTTCGGAAAATTTAGACCGAATAATTCCAAGTAGTTCTTTCGCTAATGCGAGTGTATATTTGAATATCCATGTACGTGACATATCATTTGTATTTGTGTATGTAATATGTGAATACGGAACGTTAGATAGGTCACTAGCAATATTACTTCCCGACTGTAATAGTTTAGTTTTCTTGTCTGAAACTACCATATAATCAAAATATACTATTGAGTCTCGTTTAAATACCGGTGAGAATTTAATAATATTATTAGATATTTCAAATCCAAATTGACTTTTACGAATCATGTCGTTGACTTCAATTGCCTGAATACGGAGTAAATCTTCATACGCAGGCATCATCACGAAGGTAACTGCCGGGGAGTATCCATCAAATCCAAACTCTGCCATCAAGTTAGTTAATCCAAGACCTGTGGTTGCGAATGGATCATAATATTTTGCAACAGCAGGTGGCATATAATGATATACTCTACGAATTTCTATGGGTTTACCACTTTCACTTACATCTGCCCACAATGTCTTTAAATCATAAGTTTGTATACCGGTTGACGCAGAAATGTATCCTCGTTTTACAGTAACATTTCCACCAGACTGCGCTTCTACTCCATAATCATTTGCAATACTTACTAACTGTGGAATTGCAGAACCTACAATATTACGTTGTGTTGCCGATATTGTGGTTGTGGAACCTTGTAATGCCATCATGTACTCGCGAGCATTAAATTGATTAACTTGATTCCCATATACGGAAATAGCTTCTTCAAAACACGCATAAATTTGTTTATCAATTAATTCCACTTCTACGACAGGATATCCTAGTTTTCGTGCTACCCATTCTGCCGCTTTTGGTGCGTCTGCTTGAAATTCTGCATCCGCATCATAGAAACCAAATGGTGTAATACCAACGGGATTTTTAGGACTTCCATCGTAAAAAATTGGTTCTTGTGTTTCCATATTACTCTCTAGTAAAGGACTAGTAATAAATAGTTTTATTAAACGTTTAACTCATATTTTGACGTATAGAAAATAAAAAGGGTGACCTTTCGGCCACCCAATTTATTCCCTCCGTTACGACGACTATTAGACTAAGTTTAATGAGTCGATGTAGATCTTTCCGAAGAATTCCGGACGTACTACCTTCTTTGCGTAACGGGTCATTACACCACGGCGTGGTGTGAAGTTGTTTGGATCGTAGACCAATGGGGTCATGATGAGTGGGATATATGGAGCATATACTGCACCAGTTTCGAGGAAGTTACTTCCACGGAAGCCCATCAATACGATGTTTTCCTTCATGTATGGGTTCTTGTAGATGGTGTAA